TGCTCGTTGCACTCCATGCACGCGTGGCGCATGTCGCTAAAGCGCACACGATCCCACGATAGCAGTTGGAAGAAGCCACACAGCGGACACGGCAGATACCAGTGCTCCTTGGTGGATTGATCCATTTCGCGCTCCACATGGCTCACGCCGCGTATGCCGGGTGAACTCACTATGACAGCTTTGCGGTTCCAGAACGCGCTCGTCCGCGCTATCGCCAGCTGGAGCGGGTTGCCTTCGGTTCCCGCGCTGGCGGGATAACGATCCACCTCATCGAGCAGGACTACGCGCACCGGGCGTCCGCTCAGGCTGGCCGCGCTGTTGGCACCGCCGAGCGCGATGTATCCGCCCTTGAACGCTTTGCGCCGGAGCGTGTTCGATGAGTCACGTGTGCGCGGGTCGCCTACCTTGCCGCGCAGTCGCGGACAATCGCGCAACATGGGCGCGAGTCGGTCGGTCGAGAACGCTTCCGCCAGTTCGATGGTGGGCTGCACCACTAGCACCGGGCACGGGTCTTCGTCAATGAAGTAGCCGATGGGATTCAGGATGGCGCTGTCGGTGATGCCCACCTGTGACGCCTTTTGCACCACCACGCGCGGACAATCGGGATCGCTGATTGCATCCATGATCGCTCGCTCGTAGGGTGCTTTGCCCGTGATCCACTGCCCCGGCTCGGCGCTCGACTCCGACGACAGGATGCGATAGCGGTCAGCCCACTTGGACAGCGTGATCTTGCTGGCCGGGCGGACTACGGCCAGTAGCGTATCGAGGAAAGCGACTGTGTTGCGATTGTAAGCCCGCCTATCGCGAACAATGTCAACCGTTGTTTTCGGCTTCGGCCTCGTCGTCGCTTTCGCCATTGTTACCGCCACCTAGCTCGTTCAACAGGTTTTGGCCTGCGCCCTGCGCTTCGAGGAACTCCTCGTTGGCCTGATGCAGCGCCTTGGCGTCGGGCACACTCAATTCGCGCAACGCTAGGTCGTGCTCGTCGGTGAGCGTCTTGCGGATTTTGCGTATGTCCGTGCAGCCCACTAGCAACCGCGCGATGCGCGACGGGATGGCCTGTATCCGCGCCTTGAAACGCACCAGCATGTTGGTGACGTAAAACTGCACGTCGTCAGTCCGATGCAGTTTGCCTTTCATCACCATCACCCGGATTTCGCTAATCTCGGCATCGGCAGCGATGCGACGATTGGTGAGCGTTGCCCGCGTTGTCTCGCTGGTGTCCTCCCACTGGCGACCTTGGTTACGCAGGTAGTGAATGTAAGCGTGATTGCATCTGATCATTTCCCATCGTCCCATGAGTTGTTCCCCCGTTTCGTTGCGTGCACGCTCCAGCACGCCATCGGCGCACAGTCGGCGCACGTGTTGCGGTGTGACGTCGATGAGCTTGGCCATCTGCGCTGTGTCAAGCGTAACTACTTTAGGCATATGATGTTGAGCTTATTTCGTTTTCAAAATAAGCTACTTCAAACGGCATTTGCCCACTGGCCGGGCACAGTAAGGGCAACGGATGCGTTTGTTTTCGGGCGACACAGTGGGTTCACCGGGCACGACTGGATGCGATGCCGCCAACGCAGCCGCGCGGATTTGTTCCGCGTTCATGCCCACATGCTCAAAGATGGCTTCCATTTTCATGAGGGCAATATTCGTAGCGCCATGTTACACGCGCGTCAAGCGGGCAACCGCTCGCGTCGTTTTTCGCGCGGCGAATCTGCTTTTTGCGATGCGCTTTGACTGGCGCAATTCCGGGTGCTCTCCGCGCCCGCTGCCTGCCGTCCCATCGAAAGAACCTTAGGCCGGGTGGGTGCGCAATCGGGACCCCTTGAAGGAAGTCCCTGCTGCGGTGCGAGGATCGCCGCTACCGTGTCGCTAGCGCTTGTTGTGTGTCATCGCTTGCGGACTGGTCTGCGGAATCCTTTAGTGGCGTAGTAGGCCTTGACCTGCCTGCGTGTGAATATGCGACCAGATGGACTCCGGTATTTGCCCTTGCTGCGACCGCGAGTGATTTTGCGGAACGGCATAGCAACGGGGACTGTCTGCCTGTAGTGGACGATAGTCAAGCGCGAGTCGCGCCATCTCTTGTGCGGATCGCGGGAGCGGTCGCGTGTGCATCATACGTGGATGTTCGTGCACGCGGGTGCTCGCGGAGTGCGAGAGCGCGATCCTCGCGTGTGCACGCGCTGTGCTCGCGCGGAACTGGATCCCAAGACGTGCGAGCCGCGTGCGTGTGCATATGCGCGTAACACTATGAGCTTCATAGGCTGCAACGCGAGCGCGTGTTGTGTGCGAGGCAAAATTGCGGTCTTGACTGCCGCAGAACAGGCCTTCTCGGCAACGAGGATTGCCGGGAGCAAGTTTTTGCGGTGCTGCGTGGACGATCAGTCAAGATTGCCCAACAAAATGCTTTCTCGGGCATTTTCGGGGCAAGGAGCAATTTGCGCGATGTGCGAACAACTGAGGCGAGGATCGTAAAAAGGACTGGCAGCGGCCTAAACCGCCACCAGTCCAGCATTATGCCACTGCGTCTGTTTATGGACTATCCGCTTCGACGTGCGATTTTACTCGCGTCCAAAGCGTTGTCCAGCTTTTCTGGCATCGAAGTAAGCAAGGTCAAACTGCCGACACTGCTCATCGGTGAGTTTAGGCGGCTTCGGTCGTTCCTTGCGCTGCGCAGCGATCTTGGGCGGACGCTTGCCGGGTGCTCCCGGTGGTCGCTCCTTGCGTTGTGCAGCCTCCAACCACTGCTTGGCTGCATCGCGCAGCGACGTGTCCCACTCCGCACTATCGCGCACTGTGTGCCCATCGGGCACGTGATACGTGATGTTCGGGCACCCACGGAATATCTCCGCAGGCCAATTGTGCGCTGAATCGGTTCGGATGCGATACAGCATTTCATCGCCATTCACTGCTACGCGCGGCTGTGCGCTGAATCCGAGCCAGCCAGCGGCGGCGATCACTGCTACTGCCATCATTGTTTTCATCATATGCTTTTCCCCTCCTTTCTAATTTCAGGATGAAATTCATCCAGAGAGCAGTGAGTCGAGTCAGCCTTTCGGCATGCTGCCCCGTAGCACCCTTTGGAAGGAGCGCCTTCCGACGCTTGGGCTACGTTCTCCCGATAACTGGACCTTTAACCTCACCCGCTTCATCGGGTCTTTACAGTATTTCGCGTTGCTCTCTGGAAATTCATAGTGCGGCCAGCAACTTCTCGCGCAGCGCGATCACGGCTGTGCGCAGTTTCACATGGCTGCATTGAACGAAGATCGGTTTAGCGATTTGCGCTGTCCAGATGCCAGTTGCTTCGCGCCATAGCTGGATGCCGTTGTCTTCGATGAAGTCAATCATTTCTGTGTCATTCATAGTTTGCCTTCCGTGTAGAGTTTGTAGAGCGTTTTTGACGTCTTCTCGTCGCGCTCTCGTTGTTTTTCCGCGAGTTCGTGCACGACGCCCTCGCGCACTTGTTCCCATATTATGCGCAACGCGTCTCGCGGTGTTGCGCCTGCCTGCGGATCGTCGGGCTTCCATTGCTCGACCATGTTATCCACAGTGTGAAAAAACTTGTTAAACGTCATTGGTGAAAAAAAGAAGGGCAGGACGATCTGCGGCTACTGAAAGCCACATCGTCCTGCCCGTGGTGTGTTATGATGGGTTTGGGAGTCCGCCTATTTGCCCGCTTTCTCCGGCTGCGTCACATCGGGCACCAGTTGATCGATGGCGGTGGCGCGAGTGCTGACTGCGTTCACAGCGGCTGCGAGTTCGGGCGTGATGGTGCCACCGGGACCACCAGCGTCTGCCAGCTGTTGTTTGAGATTGTCGATCTCGCGCAATAGTGCGTCCGTCTCGTTGCTAACTTTCACCAATGTCGCATTGGTGGCGTTCATGGCGTCGAGTGCTTCTTGTTGTGTCATAGTGCTTGCTCCTTGTGTTGATTTGTGTGGACTCGGTGGAACGCTGGTGTCTGGCACCTTCTGATCTAGCGTCTTGGCCAGTTCGAGCGACTTCAGGATCGCTGTCTCCAATTCGGGCGTGACTGCCACTTGCAGATCGTTAATCCGATTGAGGATTTTGTTGTGATCCTGCCGTAGCTGGTCGAACTGCTCTTGAAGCCATTGTTTATCAGCTGGTAACAGCATGGGTTGTTCCTCCGGTTTGTTTGGCGCAAGGCTATAGCCGTTTATGCGCCAGATGCAAATGAAATTTCGGTGACAATCTCACGGCTCCAATGCTTTGCGTTGCATGTCGCACAGCGTTTTAGTGGTAGCATCGGCAAACGGATCGTCCAACAGGAGTGCCGCTATGCGCACCCACGCCGACGCTTTCGCGTTGCTCCACGGACCGCCGCTATGGAACAGCACGGTTGCCTTGCACGCCGCTTCCAGTCGTAATTCACGGTTCATGGTGTTTTCGGTTGCGGTTGTTTGAAGCGCACTTCCCAATGGTTGTTGATAGGCACCACGATAGGCTCATATGGCGTGATCACTTTGAGGCATTCCAGTTTTTTGAACTGTGCCTTGCATGTGTCCTCAATCACCAGCGCAGCGTCGGCCATCTTAATTTCATTGAAGTCAAACGGCTTCGTCTTGTCATAGGTCTGCTCAATTTCGTCTTTGTGTTCGTCTTTGCGTAGTTTGGGCATTGGTGTTGGCGACCATAGGGAAATGTGAACAGTCGTCGCGAGGCTCTTGCCATCGGACGTTTCCACTTCGGTTTGCTGTGTTCGTCCGCTATGCTTTGTCGATACCCACTCTGGCGTTCTATCGGGCGCAACGCTCGCCATCGACCAGGCGAC